ATACAAACTCATTTACACTTAATCTTGCAGGCACATCGTCTGCTTTTTCTGCTTTTCCTATAGGTACAAACCCACCTTCAGCTCTATAATCTTTTTCCATACCACCAAGGTCCATGATTCCACCTTCGGCTTTACCAATTCTACCACCCATGGCCACATTAACAACATCTGCATCTTGATGTATATAAGGATATTTAATTGCTAAGGCTTTTAATTTTTCACCCGATGAATCTCTGTAAGCTTCTATAACTTCTGTTCTAATACCTTCTAAATCTAAACCTTCACCACGGTCCATGATTGCTGATACAGTTTCTTGTGGAGCCATCTTAGATAATTTTTGCACTCCTTTAAATAAAAGGAAAGCACCCCCTGCTTTTTTAGGATCAAAATTTTTTCCTAAAGGATTAAGTTGACCTAAAGATGTTGGAACGTATTCTCCAACTTTAGAAAAAAATTTTCCTAATGGAGTTTTAGAAGCAATACCATCACCAGCTATGTCTGCTATGTTTGGTCGAGGATTTAAAACCTCTTTAGTTAAATCAGCTGCATTTTTTTTATTTAAAAAAATTTCTCCTAATCCACCACCTTCTTGAATAGGACTATTAAGATAATCTTTAAAAGTACTATCACTGATTAAAGTTTTATTACCTGGTAAAGAACGAGGAACTCTAAAAATGTCTCCAAATGACTCTGCATCAAAAGGATTTCTTTGTAAATTTCTTCTACCACCACCAATACCTCTAGCTAATTGACCACCACCATAAGTCATTAGTCCTGATTTAAGACTGTCACCAATACTTCCTGTTCTATCAAACCCACCAATACCTTTCATCAAACCTGCTGCTAATGGATTGAATGGTGCAACGAATGGTGCAGCTTTTTCTGCAACTGCTGCTATTTCATTCGGTATAATTTTTCTAACAGTATCTTTTAAAAAACTTCCAATACCGTATTGACGTCTACCATCCATACCCATGATACCACCGAAAGCAGCCATCTGTCTGTCAGGTAATACTGGTCCTTGTGGTTTAGGACCAAAAGGATTTATAGGATCTTCGTCACTTGGTAATATTGGACCTTTACTCATTTGTCCTTCTGCAATAACCATTTGTCTAAATTCTTCTAATGTCATAGGTGTAGCTTCAGGTCTAATTTCTAATAAATCAAATACGTATTTATTATATTCTTCTGTTAGTATAGCATCAGCCATCATCATCTGTTCTTCTTGTGGAGATTTAGGACCTTCATTTCCTCTATACTTAATAGATGGTGCGTTAGTCTCTAGCTCTTCTGAAATTTGTATATCTTCTATTCCCATGGTTTTGCTACTTTACTTTGTTTTACTGAACAAATCAAGAGCTGGCATAATAACTTTTACATCCTGTGCCATCTCTTCTGGCTTATAACCCTTAACTTCCCAGTCTTTTTTTGTCTTAAAAATTTCACCTGTTTTCTTGTGTCTGTAAGTCTCTTCTACTTTTGCCTGTAATATTTCCATTACGTTGTTACCTCTTTCTTAATGTTTAGATAGCTAATAGCCACATCAAACGAGTCAGAAGTGCTTGCTTGAACCGTAAAGGTTTTACCACCTTCTACTATCAACGGTTGGGTTAATAATTCTTTTGTTTGATTAGCTGTTAATGCTATAGATTTAATAGCCGTAATACTGTTGTTCGTAATAGTTACCACTGGTGTGCCAGCTGATGTAACAAGTATAGATTTAATAACATAAGTTTCACTTATTAAAGGATTACCAGATCCTAATGGTGTAAGTGCACTACCTGATGTATTGTTATCTATACCTACAAATTTATATTGATTTACTACTGCCATTAATCTAAAAAGAAACTTCTAGCTTCTATCTCCTGTTTTAATTCTTCTTGAAATGTAGTGTTTAATTTCTCAAGAACTGCATCTAAATCTCTAACCAAAGACTGAGCAACATCTTGCTCGTATTCATTACTTGCTCTAGTTAATGTTTGTACTATCTTTGCCATTATGCAAATAACCTGCTTACCATTTCAGCTATTGCCTTATCTTGAATTATACGTTCAATTCCTTTTGCTTTTGTAGCCTCCGCAGATAAGTCAAATCTATTTTTAAAATTAAAAGGTGTTATTTCTTCTTCCTCATCTATTTCATCTTCATTAACAACTGGACCTGAAACATCCAACATGTTTGGTGTGTATAAATTCATAATGCCATTATCACCATCACCTCCAGTAAAACTTGGTCCTACAGTTGGCCCAAAACCTAATAGGTTTCTAGCTTTGTTAGTTTGCAATGCTGTTTTACCTATATTGTAAATTTGTGCACCTGGAAAAAAGTTTAATAAACCCATAGCTTTTCTTTGAGCGGCATAGTTATCTCCAAAACTTGTAATAGTATCTGGTCTTTGATTGTATGGTGTAAAATCTGCTTGTACGATATCTCCTGTGTCTCCAAACTGAGACATGTCAACTGGTCCTGTTACTGGTCCAGCTATGTCTGCCATGTTTGGTCTTCCATCCCCGCCGTCGCCACCACTACTAGATCCTGCACCATAACCTGAACCCGACATAGTATTTGCATCTGTTCTACCTCTATAACCAGGTCTTGAACCATCTAAAGTTTTAGCAACTCTTTGCCCCATTGCATACATCTGTCTAGCTTGTTGTAATCTTGTAATTGACATTATCGTCTTCCTCCAGTTTGTATATCTAATCTAAAAGTTCCTAACTTCCAACTAGTATCTACTGCTGTATTAGATATTGTAAGAGCTATAGCTCTTGCTCTTGCACGTGTGTCTACTTTGTCTGTACTTGTTGTCACCGTAAAAGGTCCTAGTGATGAGCTAGCTGCTGCATTATTAGAATAATTTCTTAAATCTAATTGTATGATAGTTTCTCCTTCTTGAGCTATAAAATCAGGAATAATTCTGCTAACTCTCATAATGTTTTCACCATCACCTCTAAGATCACCTAAATTAGTTGCAGCTCCTCTTACAACTTTTTGTGTAATATCGTAATCTCCAGAAGTAATATTAGCTGGAATAGCTGTAGTAACCCCTGACCTTACTTGATTAACACCTGTTTCATGTTCATAGTAATATGAAACACCTTCTGTGTTTCCTGTTACGTCAAAAGAACTGTCCGTGCCTGCATCATATTGAGTTGCATGAGGTAAACCAAACACAGCAGAATCTTGCCATGTAGTTCTAATAAACAAAGGACTTGCATTAACAAACCATATAGGTCGTTTAGATGTTGAATCTAAATAACTATAAGTAACTGATTGTGTATTTACATTAGAGTTAGCTTCTGGATAAAACCACGTTACTTCTCCAAATAAGTTATTAATTCCAGCGTATACAAATTGATTAGATGTTGTGTTTAAACTGTCATAAACATAGTCTTCAACTAAACAATCCATTGATTCTAATTTACCTGTGTACCTAAAAAAACCATTATCAGACATCCAGTATGCAGCACCATCAACTTCAACAGCTGCATTTTTACCAATCAATCCACAGTTATTACCAACCTGTTCAAAAGCAAACGTAAAAGGAGTTCCAACAAAACGCATTGTAAATAAAGAAGTATCACTCCAAATGTATATTGCATTCCTACCAAGTTTAGCTCCCATGATTCGTGATCCAGCGGCCAGTCTCTGTGTACCAGCACTATTTTCTGCTGTTGGTGTATAGTCATTAATATTTTCTTGAGAAGAAAATCTTATAAACATATCGTCCTGTGTAGACTTATCTCCTATAGTTGTTTCTGTACCAAAGAAAACTAAGTGACGATCAGGAGTTGACACTAACATATCACGTGACGCTGTTGGTGCTCCTGATATAATTGTAGCTCTTGTTGTTACAGCATTATTTAAATCTGAATTCCATTCAAAACATTCACCATTAAATATTAAAGCAATAAGTGTACCTCCTAAGTTATCCAAAGACCATAGTCCAGGTTCTGCAACAGAATCAGTAGTAGAAGCTGCTTGACCCCATCCTGAAAAACTACTAATGTTTGTAACTGTGTCTGAACTGGAATGAGAAGCGTTTGTAGTTCCTTTAACATTTCTAGTAATACCCGTTAAATTATTTCCTGCTACACCTGTGTAAGAAATGTCTTCTGTTCCAACTCGAATAAAATTTGTACCAGTAGTTGGAAACCCTGTTGTGCTAGTTAACGTAATACTAGTTCCTGATCCACCAGTTCCAAACGCATCAGCATTTAGTGATCCGTTTAATGTTGTAGTTTGTGGAGCTGAAACAGTTCCACCCCATTGAGATATACCATAACCAAAAACTCCAATTTGATCGGAAGGTCCTACGTGGTAATATTGAAAATAAGTTATACCACCTGAAGTAGTTGCACCTGATCCAGTTTCATTTGATGGCATTGTAATTGTAAGTGTGGTTGATGATGACACGCTTGTTATCATAAATTTTTTATCAGCAAAATCTGTTGAACTAAAATTAGAATTTGTAATAGCGCTAAATGTAGAAGAATCTCCAAACAAGATAATATCTCCTTCTTGAAAATTATGTGCACTAGAAAAAGTAAGTGTTACTAAAGGTGATCCATTAGTTGTGCTAAATGCGTTAGTAATAGCTGTACCTGATGGATTAGTTAAAGGATGTATATCATAGTAAGCCCCTCCAGAAAACACATATAAAATTCTGTTAGTACCTATAATAGAAAATTTAATACCTGCTTTATTAACCATGTGGTGTAGACCTCGTGCAGCGCCTGTTAGTTTACTGTCACCTAACTGACTCCAACCACCTATTTTTTCAGGTGTGCCATATCTAAAACGTACATTTTCACCGCCGGTCCACTGTGACTCAGCTCCTGTAGATGTAACCTGTTTATTGAAACCTGGTAAAAACCCTAATTTTTGTAACATATAAAACCTTTGAAATATTTCATTTTTTGTTATATATTAAATATATAGAGAATGAAAGATACAAATAAATTAATAAATTACAGCTTTTTTCATTGGGGTCCTTTTTTATACAAAACTTCTTTAACAAAAGAAGAACTAATTTTAATAAAAAAATTGTGTAGTAAAAGATCACCAGACTACAGGAAAACTTTAGCTGGTTTGATAAAACAAGAACATAAAATAGATGTTAAAAAACTTTTTCCAATAATTTGTCCTTATGTAAAAAGTTATATAAAAGCATATTTAGATTATGCACCTAAAACTTTAGCAAATAAAATAGAATTAATAAGTTCATGGGTTAATTATATGACTAAATTTGAATCTAATCCTTTACATGTTCACGATGAAGATTTATCTTTTGTTATATTTATACAAGTACCAAAAAGTTTAAGAGAAGAATACAATAAAACTGTTTCAAATTCAAAACCAGGAACACTTAATTTTATATATAGTTTAGGAGTTGAAGAATTTAATATTAATCAACATAATTTTTTTCCAGAAGAAGGTGATTTTTATATTTTTCCAGCGTCTCTACACCACTATGTTAATAGCTTTGAAAGTAATGGAGAAAGAATATCTATTTCAGGTAATCTTAAAACAATTAAATCACATAAAAAAAAGAAAAACAAAAATGATTAAAAAAATAAATACAGGCATACCAAAAGACACAAATAAAAGAATTATAAATCAACTTCTTTATATTGTAGGATGGAAATATGCTCAAGATTATAATGTAGGTATGAATCTTAATAGAGCCGATGCTGGTTTTACATTAGCCAGTTTTGATACTAATCCTAATAGCATACAAAACCCATGTCCCACATTAAATACTTATGCATACATGGTACTAGACATAGTTAATAAAAATCAACCTTTTAAAATAACTACTATAAAAAGATTTTTTTGGAATTGGTATCATCCTGGCAGTCAAATGATGTTTCATTTAGATGCTCACTCGGATAAAGATTATAGCATTATATATAATCCTTCTACAAATGATGGAGGAACTGAATTTAGAATAAATGAAAAAATAGATTTTTATAAATCTGTTGAATCAGAAGCTCTTATTTTTCCAAGTAAAGTAAATCATACTGGAGTTGCACCTATTAAATTTCCAAATAGATTTTCTTTAAATATTGTAGGTGAAATATAGTGACAAAAAAATCAGAAAGAACTGCTAATTATGAAAACTTTATAGGTGTTTATGATAATTTTATTCTTAAAGATGAATGCAAAAAAATTATAAGATTTTATGAAGAGCAAGATAAATTTAAAAAAACAGTCAATAGACAAGCATTTGAAAATGCTAATCTTTCAGCTAAAAAAGATAATCAACTTTTTTTATATAATGGAAATTTAGAAATATGGCACTCTGACTTAAAAACACTTATAGCTAATTTTGATTTAGCACTTAATCATTATGAAAAAGAAACTGGTGTTTTAGATGTATTAAAAACAGAATCTTTTCATTATACAACTTTAAAAGTTCAAAAGACTCTGCCAACAGAAGGATATCATGTTTGGCATATTGAACATAGTCCAGGATTTGATTGTGAGAAAAGAATGTTAGCTTTCACTATTTATTTAAACGATGTTAAAGATGGTGGAGAAACAGAGTTTTTACATTTTTCTAAAAGAATAAAACCTAAAACAGGTAGAATAGTTATTTGGCCTGCAAGTTTTCCTTATGTTCATAGAGGTAATCCACCTTTATCAGGGGAAAAATATATTTTAACTTCTTGGATGATGTTAAGATAAGGAGAATTATTAAGTGATACAAATTGTAAATGATTTTTTTGAAAAAGATATGTTTGAAAAAATAAAACATCATTGTACTACAAAGTTATATTTTGTACCTCAATACTTTGAGAACAAAGAAAAAATTAACAAAAACTATTATGGGGATAGATTTTTTTTTATAAATGATTCTAAATTATTAGAACAGTTTATTAACAAAGCTGAAGAAAAATTTAAAATAAAAATAATAGATATAGATAAGTCTAGAAGTGGTGTGGATAGAAGAAATTTAAATCACTTTAAGGCTCATGTTGATAATTATCATGGTATAGTAGCAAATGTAATGATAATGTTGTCTGGTCCAACTGCTCTTACAAATGGGACTGTTTTTTATACTGATGAAAATTTAGATATACATGTTGGATTTAAAGAGAACAGAGCAATATTTTTTCCTTCAAATTATTATCATTCTCCTCATGCTAGTAATGTTCCTAATTTAAAAAGATTTTCTGCTACTTTATTTTTAAAAAAATATAAGAGAGTTTTATAATTAATTTAGAATCTTTAAAGTGATGAGTAAGAAGTAGGTCTTGCACTTAATCTAGAAATTTTATCAGACTCACTTTCGCCTTCAACATTGTTATGATCCCACTCATGTTGTAATCTTGCTAAATGAGATGTATCCCATCTAGTAATAAAATCTGAAAAATTACCTAAGTTAGCATCTTCCCAGCTTGAGTGAGGAGTTCCATCTTTATATTCTACTTCATCAGAAGAATTTGAAGTTCCATGTTGAATAGCCCAAATGTTAGAAAATTTTTCTTGATTCCAAAAAGAATCATCATCAATTATATAAGAAGTTCCAAAGCCCTCTGCATTTTTTATATTTTGATTCATCATCATTTTGTCATCCATTATTACTGTCCAATTTGAATTTGTTGCCATATTTTCTCCTAAGTCTTAATTATGTAAATTACTGTTAAATAAGGTTGTAGCACAGATGGGTTTGCTGCTGTTCCTGTAAAAGTTGCACTCATGTTGTGTGAATGTCCAGTGCCTGAACCAACACTAGATGAAGAGACTTGATGATTTAAAGCAGTAGTATTTGAAACAGCGTTTGCTCTATTAGTACCTCCAGGAAATAATCCACCGTCTACAGTGTGAGAGTGTGAAGCAAGTTGTGCTGTTGATAAAGAAGCATTTGCAGTAGAACCGCCTACATTTCCTGCAGGTGTTACTGCAACAGTGTTTGCTCCACCAGTTGATGCTAAAGCTTTAGTTCCTGATTTACCCATCGCTACGTTATCTTGTAAATTTGGTACGTTAAAAGTAGATGAACCATCACCAGCTCCATAAGTTGTACCTACTGCTGTAAACAACGCAGAATAAGTTGATCTTGAAACTGCTGCACCGTCACATTCTAAAAATCCTGTTGGCACTGACGACGTAGACCATGGAACAATAGTTGCTGTTGGAATACCTTCAATACCTGTAAGGTCTGATCCATTAAAATTATATTTAGTTGCTTCGTAATTTGCCATAATATTATTTCTCCGTATATGTCCAACCTACACTTGCACCAGAAAAAACTAATCCAAATGCTGCACCCTCAGTATTAACTACTAAGTCTGCTGCTGCGTTAGCTATTTTAGAACTATTTCTTCCAACAGTCAATGCGTTGGTATCAAAAGTGTACTTTGAATCTACAAAATTTACTTGAGCACCTACAGCAGGTGACGCAGGAAGAGTTATTGTAACTGCCCCTCCACTTGTATCTACAAAAATTCTATCTTGATCTAGTGCTGTATATGTTCCGGTTTTAGTAATCCAATCACTAGGTGCGTAATTAGAAGTACCAAAAGGCATTTCAAAAACACCAGTGTTTGTTGCAACACCATCAAGGTAAATAAGTTTATAACCTTTGTCATCTGTTGCAAAAGTAACTGTTGCACCTGAACCAGACACAGCTTTTAATTGTAATGTTTCTGCACCAGTAGTTCCGTTTTTAATAATATAAAAATTTTCTGTAAGAAGAGGAAATGTTAAAATTCTTGATCCTGTAAGAGCACCTGTTAATTCTATAACTCTGTGTTGAGCAGTACCTGTTAAAGCACCATCCGCTATTGTTAAAGCTGTAGTCCCAGATCCAGCAACAGCTAAACTTAAAACTCCACCTGTTAATTGCTCTATAAGACTTAAATTAGCATTAGTTTTTGTTCCCCATGTACCGGCATTTTCACCAGTTACCATTAGTTCAATACCAAGATCTGTGAATGTAGACATTATTAATTCTCCTAATTCTGTTATTTATATTGGTTATTTAGTTTTAAGTCAAACATTAGTTTGCAACTTTTCGTGTGTAACCAGTGCCATCTTTAGGTGATAATCTAGTATAACCTGTGCCATCTTTAGGAACTAACCTATTTAAATACTGTAAACCAACATTAGGATTTAATTCAGTTGTTGCTTGTAGTCCTGTTATCCCTACAACATTTGCAGGTGTAATAGAACCTGTTGAAGATGTTGTACTTAATCCAGTTAATCCCACAGTCATTGCTGTAGGAGATATTGAACCTACGGCTGAAGTAGCACTAACACCTGTTGGAATTATAATAGGTGAAGATGTAATTTGCACCTGACCTATATTAGATGTTGTGCTTAATCCAGTAAGTCCCATGACATCGGCTGGAGATATACTTCCTACACTGGATGTTGTACTTAATCCAGTAAGTCCCATAACATCTGTTGGAGATATACTTCCTACACTTGTTGTAGCACTTTGGCCTGTTGGAGTTATTACAGAAGTTAAATCAAAAGTTAGAGCACCAACAGATGAGGTAGCACTTTGTCCAGTAGGAGATATTACAGATGTTAAATCTAAAGTTAAACTACCATTAGAAGCAGTTGAACTTACTCCGGCAAGTTGAACTAATTTATTAAATGAATCTCCATAAGGTTCTTCACCCCAACCATTTCTACCCCAACCAACTAAAGTACCTGCGTTGTCAAAAGTTCCAAGTTCTGTTTGAGTTTGTAAACCTGTTAAAGATACAAGAGAAGTTAGATCAAGAGGTAATGATCCAACTGAGGATGTAGTAGATAAACCTGTTAATTCGGCAGTGATAATTGATGAAGCTACAACAGAACCTACACTAGAAGTTGTAGATTGTCCGGATAAAGTAATTACAACAGGACCTTGATCGCCCCATTCGTTTTGTCCCCAGACCCCTGTGCTCCAAGTGTTAGCCATAAGGAGGGACTCCTTATGCTATCCGAAGAATTGCGTTAGATGCGTCTGCTGCTGGAAATTGAATTGTAAAAGTTCCGCTTGATACAGTTTTATCTCCACCAAATGCTATTGCGCAAACTGCTGGATCACCAGTTGCTGTTTCATTAAAAATTAAACAACCGTTAGCTGTAAAAGAAGCTGATGTAAAAGATACATCTGAAAAATCACAACATGCAGTGTCAGTTGATAAAGCCGGTGTTACGTTTGTTAACGCTACCCCTTTAGTAGTGTAGCCATTACCATTAGCTACTTCGTTAGATGATGTATAAGCTGTTGTTGATTTATTT